TGAAGATGGGAGAAGAATGTTTGCTGCTGGTCAAATTGACGAATTAAAGAATGATGTTAGTGCCGAAAATATGGACAAATTGATGTTGGCGATGTTGCCAGAGCAAGAGGAGGTGGATGACCTTGACCCAAAAGAATAAAAGAAGCACTTAAAAAAGATAATTTATTACAACTTCAATTAGGAGTAGCAAAAGAATTGGGCTATACGTTACAGGAATTAAATCGAAATATTACACAAGAAGAACTATTTATTTGGTCTGCTTATTTTGATCTTTTAAACGAAGAGCATGAAAATAATATGAGAAGGGCAAAGTACCGCTAATATCTATACATAACAGAAATTAGAATGTGGCCTCGTTAATTTCAACAGTTGGAATTAGGTTTGATAGTGGAGGTGCTCCGCAAAAATTAAAAGTATTAGAGGGTGGTGCTAATAAGCTAGAAAAAGCGTTTAATCGTTTAGCAGGTAAGACAGGAAAAGCTTCTAAAGGACTTGGCCTTTTTGGTAAATCGGCAATAGGAGCAGGAGCAGGAGCAAAAGCTGGTGCAGTTGGAGTAAAAGTATTTGATGCAGCAGTTAAATCAGCAATGCTTCCTTTGCTTGCTTTTACAACGGCTCTTACAGGGATAACAGCAGTCTTTGGAACAATGAAAGAAATGGACTTTGCAGCAGCAAAGTTTGAAACTTTAGGAGGTGATTCTGACGCTTTAATTGGGAAATTAAAGACATTAAGTATTGAATTAAACGGGGCAGCAAATACAGCCGAATTAACTGGAGCTGCTTATGACGTGGCTTCTGCTGGTTTTACTGATGCTGCTGATGCAGCAATGATATTAAAGGCTGCAAGTCTTGGTGCTACGGGCGGTTTTACTGATATAAACACGGCTGGAGGTGCTGCTGTGAAAGTATTAAACGCTTATGGAATGGGAGCCGACCAAGCTGCTGCTTTGATGGATAAATTTGCCCAAACACAGGCAGACGGCATTATCACTATTGGTCAGTATTCAAATAATATTGGTAAAGTTGCAACAACAGCCGCCGCTTTAGGTGTTCCGTTAGGAGAGGTAAATGCTGTATTAGCTCAAGCAACAGCAGCAGGTACTAATGTTGAAGTTGCATTTACAGGTTTAAACTCAGCACTTGCGAAAATATCAAGTGGACAAGCTGGTAAAAAATTAGGAATTGACTTAAACGAAGCAACTTTAAGAACAGAAGGTCTTCAAGGAGCACTTAAGAAATTAGAAGGTTTTAGTGCTGGTGAATTGCAAAACGCCTTTGGAATTGAAGCGTTTAAAGGTATTCAAGTAGCAATACAAGATACAGAAAAATTAAATCAATTAATTGCTAATCAGGCTGATTCACAAGGAAGAGCAAAAGAAGCTGCTGCTATTGCAGGTGACACAATACAAGGTGCATTAAAAAGATTAAGTTCATCATTTAAAAATATTTTTGCCGATCAAGCAGCGTTAGGAATAATTGTCAAAAGAACAATTCAAGGTGTATCTGTTTTAGTTGATGTTATTGGGATGCTTGGCAAGGCTGTTAATGCAGTCTTTAGCGTCTTTAGCGGGTTTGGCAGTGCAATTGCAAAGTCATTAGGTATTGGCGAAAGTTCTATTGTTTCTATTACAGATGCTTGGGTTAACGTACAATTAGAATTTGATAGAGGAATTAAATTAGCAACTGTTATATTTTCTAGTCTTGGAAAAATAATTGGTTCTGTTGCTTTAGCCTTTGAACCTTTATACAAAGCTGTTCCTGATTGGATAGCCGATGCAAAAGAAAGGTTTATTAATTTCACAACTAATTTAACTGATTTATTTAAAGGATTAGCAGAGAAGTTAGCAGAAATTTTTCGTAAGATTTTTGGTTGGATTGGAGAAGGGATAAAAAAAGTTTGGGATTTAATACCAGAACCATTAAAGAAATTTTTAAAAGGTGCAGGAGAAAAAGTTTCTGATGTAGCAGGAAATATTGCTGGAGGAGTTCAAGAAGGTTTTACAAAAGGCATGGGTCAAGCTGGTGATTTATGGAAAGACATGAACACAGGAGAAGATGGTGAAGCGAGAATAGTTGACATGACAAAATTCCAAACAGCATTGGCAGAGGCAGGAGGTGATATTAATGAAGCTTGGAAGCAATATCTTGGCACTGTTAAAGAAACAAATAAACAACTTAAAGAAGGGAAAAAAGATACAGAAGATACAACTCCTGCTGTTAATAAATTAAAAGAAGCTTTTGAAGCTGTTAAAGAAACAATTGCAAGTGGATTACATAGTGCTGTTATGGGCTTAATAGATGGAACTAAATCGCTTGGAGAATCTCTTGCTGGTATCGCTAAACAAATTGGAAGCTTGATGATAAAGAAAGCAATCTTTGGAGCTTTTGGGTTGACGGCGGCTGAAGGTGCTTATGTTTCGAATGGTATTAGACCATTTGCTGCTGGAGGAATGGTTACAAAACCCACGATGGGACTCGTGGGAGAAGCAGGTGAAGATGAATATATAATTCCAGCTTCTAAGATGGCTCAGTCAATGCAACGGTATTCAGCAGGGGCTAGAGGTGATTCTGTTATCCCTGGTACTGGTCAATCATCCGCAGGAGGGGCTTCTGGTTCTTCAACCACTGTTAACTACTCTGGTCCGATATTGAACTTCAACTCTGAAGAATTTGTTCCTAAATCTGCTGTAGGTCAAATCATTAACTCAGCAGTTTCTAGGGGTGCAGCCGCAGGAGAAAATAGAACATTATCTACATTGAAAAACTCTCGTAGTAGGAGATCTTCTTTAGGTTTATGACAATTATTGCTTTAACTACTTTTATTGAAATTTTTGATCCAAAAAGATCTGGTTCTTATTCCAATCAAGTTGTTTATAAATTTCAAAATAGCACCCCTAATTCGGTGATTAGTGCAAACTTAGGAAACATGGGAACAGCCAGTTACCCGTTCCTTTCTTTTATTTATCAAGGTGCTGCGTTAACAAAAACAGGAGACAATATCGAAGCAGGTTTAATGTTGGCTAATGAAGATTCAGATCGAACAGGAGTTGCAGGAGCAAACAAGCTATCTATGAGTTATGCAGCAGAAGCCGTTTCAAATAAATGGAGCATTAAAGTTTATACATGCAAAATGAACAATGCCTTTACAGCATTAGATGGACTTCCTCTTGTTACTGATAATTGGTTGATTGCTTCAATGTCATACGATTCTTCTTCTATTGAAGTTTTACTATCTAGCGGGGTAGATGCAGTCGGAGGGAATACTGGGAGATATTTAACAACATCTATTGCTGGAGCGTTACCTATTACAGGTCAAATATTCAGTAAGTGAAACCTCATCAGTTATTAGGTATTCCATATCGAATAGGGGCTGATCCTGTTAAACATAATGCAGCAGATTGTTTAAGTCTTACAAGAACAGTTTTAAATTATTACGGTATTAAAAGCCCTGTTCCAACGAGGGATTGGTATAGAAGATACAAGAAAAAAGATCAAGCGATTTTTAAAGAGGAGCTAAGCAAGTGGGGAATGTTGGTAACAACGGCTAAGATCGGTGTTGTAGCTCTTTGTTCAAGCAAAGATAGTTACGCTTTAGCTGTTTACTGGGAAGGCGGTTGGATTTCATTCGTAGATCAGGAGGCAAAATGGAGCCCCTTAGAAGGATTGGGGGTCCAAGAGCTTTATTACCCTATGAAGCAGAACTTTGTAACGCCTTAGGAATTAGTGAAAAAGAATATTTTGAATTTGTAGATTTAGCAGAAGCGGCTATCTATGAACGAAAAGAAGGTTATGAATTAATTCCAGCTATTTACGCAGGGCCAGCAGCTTTTGTTGCGATTGGTATCCCTGCTGGTGCCGCCGCAACTTTTGCTAGTCAGGTCTTTATAGGACTTGCTTTAACTGCTGTTTCACATTTTCTAACACCTAAACCTAAAACTCCAGAAGCTCCTCCTCAATTAACTGTTGGAGGTGTTCAGGGTCGAAGTCGTTTCACGCCACAATCTTCGTTTGATTCAATACAAGATTTAGCTGTTCTTGGTGCGTTTATTCCTCTTGTTTATGCTCGAAAAGGAGTTCGTGTAAATAGTCAATTGCTGTGGTCACACATGAAGACCACTGGAACAGGAGAAATTCTTTCTGTTGTAACTTTGTTTTCTAATGGTCAATTAGGAAGTCAACCTTCCTTTGATTCTTTTGCTGTTGGTACAACAATGTTGCAGGACTTTAGTAAAAGAAAATTAGCTTTATATTTTACAAAAGGTAGAGAATTTGAAAATAGAATTAATACTGTTAATGATAGATATGACGAAACAACTGCTCCTGATAGTCATAATTTAGCAAACAGAGGAGAA